GTCTGTATCGCTAACAGGCGGTCGTAAGTATGTCATCCTCGATGAGGCTGATTACCTTAACGCTCAGTCCACCCAACCAGCACTTCGTAACTTCATGGAAGAGTTCTCGAAGAACTGCGGGTTCATTATGACGTGCAACTTCAAGAACCGTATCATCGATCCGCTTCAATCTCGTTGCTCGGTTATCGACTTCAAGTTCTCGAAGAAGGACCGTCCTGCTCTGGCAGGTCAGTTCATGAAGCGTGTTGTGCATGTTCTTGAGCACGAGAACGTAGAGTATGATAAGGCTGTCGTTGCCGAAGTCATTATGAAGCACTTTCCTGACTCACGTCGTATCCTTAACGAGCTGCAGCGCTACTCTGCTACTGGTAAGATCGATACTGGGATCCTTGCTAACATCCAAGAGGCTTCGATCAAGGGTCTGATCAAGTTCCTTAAGGACAAGGACTTCACAGCTACACGTAAGTGGGTTGGTGAGAACATCGATGGGGATGCACTTCCGATCTTCCGCCAGATCTATGACCTCTCAAATGAGGTGATGGACAAGAGCTCGATTCCACAGCTCGTTATGATTCTTGCCAAGTATCAGTATCAGTCAGCGTTCGTTGCGGACCATGAGATCAATCTGATTGCTTGCTTGACCGAGATCATGATCGAATGTAAGTTTGTATGAGCTGGTGGAAGCGCAAGAAGTGTCCGCTTTGTAAGACGGTAATCAAGAAGAAGCACAAGACCGCAGAGTTCCGTATCGATACAGCAGAAGGCTTACTCGAGTTGGAAGTCTGCGGTAAGTGCGCACACATTATGGATAAGTCCGCGGATGTCCTTCTAAGCAAGGATCGGGGACTAGCGAGTAAAGAGAACAAAGATGACGACACCATTTGATTATGTAAACGCCATCAATCAGAACAAACGTGACCTTATGACAGGCACGGAGAACGACGAGCTCGCAGAGAAGGGCTACGTTGCATTCATAGTAAACAAGTCACTTTCATACTTCCCCGATACAGTGATGTACGCCAACGAGATGAACGTCAACCACCACCTCGACAGTAAACTCCAATTTCATTATCTACTAAATAGCATACGCCCAAAAAAGAGGTTCTCTAAATGGGTAAAGAAACAGGAAGATAATGATTTAGATGCAGTGATACAGTGTTACGGCTACAATCGTGTGAAGGCTGAACAAGCATTGTCATTACTTTCCCCTGAGCAATTAAAAGAAATAAAAAAGAGATTGAACAAGGGTGGAAGCTCATGAATATTATAGAAACACTATTAGAAATCAAACTCGGACAAGAGGATGACTTCCTAAAGGTGCGTGAAACATTGACAAGAATTGGTGTTGCAAGCCGTAAGGATAAAACTCTCTATCAGTCCTGCCACATTCTCCACAAGCAGGGTAAGTTCTACATCGTGCACTTCAAAGAGATGTTTGCTTTAGATGGCAAGCCAACCAACTTCTCTGACGAAGACAAGGGCCGTAGAAACACAATTGCCAAGCTCCTAGAAGACTGGGGCCTGATCGCTATCGTCGATCAGGAGCAAGCTAAGCAGCCTGTGGCTGCGCTCAACCAAATTAAGATTCTCCCACACAAAGAGAAGAATGACTGGACCCTCGTTCAGAAGTATGCCATCGGCCGGAAAAAATAACTGTTGACCTTTTAATGAAAATATCCGATAAGGGTATATCAAGAGAAGGAAACTGTTATGGCTCAAGTTGCTACTTTTAATCAGGTCGTTGGTTCAGAAACCATTCGCATCGCTATTCCTGTCACTCGTATTGACAAGTTGATGGATCGCGTCGACACCCTAATCGAAAATGGTAACACTTTTAAGGCACGTCAGATTCTGACTCCGTTTATCATCAATGAAAAGCCTGCTCGTAAGGCTAAGCAAAAGAAGGTGAAGGTTATGGCAACTGGTAAGGGTGTAAAGAAGGAAGCTGCTCTCGAATTGATCGCTAAGCTCCAGAAGTATGGTGTGGATCGTTCAAAGATGATTGCACAGCTCTCTCATGACCTCGATATGTCGTACGCTAACGCTCGTCACTATGTGGTGAACGTTGCTAAAATTGCTGCATGAAAAACCGCAGAACCTTTATAAATACCGAACTCAAACAAGAGATGGTAGTTGAATATGATGGCTATCATTACTCGATCGTTCGAAATGATAGTGATGGATACAGTACACGGTTGACCTTGAGGGAAAATGAGTGTATAACGTTTGTACAAAGGTTGATACAGCATGGTTGGGAGCAAACAGATGGACGTAACACTTTTCACTCTTCCTACGCCGAAGGATGACATTCGTGTTATCGAGCGCGCGTGGTGCGAATTAAACACACGTCTTCGTAATGGCGAGATGCTAGACGAAGTTGAGATCAATTGGATGGACACAGCTAATACGTGGTTAGTGTCGACTGGAGAATAATATGGATGATTTAGCTGCTAAGATTGAAAGCGAAATGACTGATGCTGGACGAGCTGATTGGGGCCAACCCAAGCAGGCCAAGGGTGGAGTATTTGCTCCTGCCGACATCGGTATCATTAAGTCTGCTCTAATCATGTATGCTCAGAATTCTGAGCTTAGTCGCGAACAAGAGTCTCACGTGATGAGTCTTATGCATCGCCTAAATCGTATATAAATAACTTTACGCGCCGTTAGCTCACCTGGACAGAGCGCGAGTCTTCTAAACTTGAGGTAGCAGGTTCGAGTCCTGCACGGCGCACCATTTTTAAGAAAGAGTATATTATGGAAAACTATAAGTTACCCGCAGACATTTTGCCAAACGTTGTATTCAAGACTCGCGTACGTGATGAGTCTGTTGAGGGTCCTAACCCATTCCGCTGGGAAGACAAGACCTCGTTTGACTACTTCGGTGGTAAGCGTGTGTTGATCTTCTCGCTTCCTGGAGCTTTCACTCCTACTTGCTCGACATATCAGCTTCCTGGGTTCGAGCAGAACTTCAACGAGTTTAAGTCGCGCGGCATTGATGAAATCTACTGCGTCTCTGTCAACGATGCGTTCGTTATGAACTGCTGGGCGAAGGAACAGGACATTCAGAGCGTCAAGGTCATTCCTGATGGATCAGCTGTATTCACCAGCGGCATGGGCATGTATGTAACTAAGGACAATCTCGGTTTCGGTGGTCGTTCGTGGCGTTATGCAGTCATTGCAGAAAACGGTCGTATCACTAAGTGGTTCATTGAGCCTGGTATGGAAGACAACTGTCAGACAGATCCATATGGCGAAACGTCGCCAGAGAATGTTTTGAACTGGATTAAGGCTAATCCGTTCCAGAACTAATATACTCCTGTAGCTCAATGGTTAGAGCTGATCCCTCATAAGGATTAGGTTGGGGGTTCGAGTCCCTCCGGGAGTACCAAAAATACGATGGAGAAAGTAAGTGTCTAAAATAGATGACAAAGCTAAACTAAAAGCAGAATCTGCTAAGTGGGGTAAGCGCGCTGCTTTCTTCGCCGTATTTGGTATCACTGGTGCTGCAGCACTTCTCGCATACAACATGTATCGAGTCTCCAAGGGCCTCGATGAGATCGATTGGGATAACATCAAACTGTGATCAGCCTGTTCGTCGCTTTACTATTCTTTCACTATCTGTTCGACTACCCACTGCAGGGCGATTGGTTATCTAGAGCGAAGAGTAGGTTTAATCCTATTCCAGGCGCGCCTTGGTATCATGCCATGTTTGCCCATACGTTCATGCATGGGGCTGCAGTCATGTTTGTAACTGGTATGTGGACTCTTGGTCTACTAGAGATGATTGTTCACTGGATAACAGACGATCTAAAAAGTCGAGGCGCGTTGACCTTTAATCAAGATCAGGCTATACATATTATATCGAAGTTAATTTGGGCATACGTAGCCTACACAGTACTACCTGCACCGGAGGTGTTTGAAGCTGTAGGGGCTGCTACATGGATGGCATAACATGAAAGTTGATATTGGACCATATAGCTCTGACCTAATCCCTGTGTATAGCTGGGAGAAGAGCTATGAGTACTGGCGCAGGCCGGACACATACTATCTTCCCGAAGAAGAGTATACTAAGTTCGATAAGTTCGTATTTGCTTTCTTCGATAAGCTCAGTGATCTTGTTCGGCCTATCAATCGCTGGTCGAATAGACGCAAGCGTAAAGTTGATATCCGTATTGATTATCATGATGTATGGAGCGCCGATCATACACTCGCTATGATCATTCATCCTGTTCTTATTGAGCTTCGGAAACACAAGCATGGTTCTCCATGTGTAGATGATCAAGATGTTCCTGAGAACCTCCGTGCGAATAAAAAAGATCACGATGATATGTCAGAAGAAGATTCAACCATCCACGAGAGGTGGGAGTATGTTCTAGGTGAAATGATCTGGGCATTTGAGCAGCACACGAATGAAGACTGCAACGATGAACAATTCCATCACAACTCCGATCAACTTCATATGATTTTCAAAGATGCGGATGATAAAAAGTGTTTTAAAATGGACTACCAGAAGGATCCTACCAAGCCTCCGTATTATGTTGACCAAGAAGGAAAGACAGCACATTATGAAAGAATCGCCAATGGCCGAAGACTCTTCGCAAAGTACTATGAAGCTCTCTGGGATTGAACTAATTAAAATACCTGAAAGGTCTGAATGGAGCTGTTGGCTAATGGGCGACCATGGTAAAACCCAGCATGGCGCTATCGTGTATAAACCTGTCAAAGGAATGGAACCTAACTGGTTTCATCGTAAGATGCAAGAACTCTGCTTTGGTTTTCAGTGGAGAAAAAGTGAAGTGGGAGGAATCTAGTATGGTACATACAATAATGACTAGAATTTATAATGCACGTATGGCAGGCATCAGGGCTCAGAACCAATGGTTCAAAGACTATTGGCACGGTGTAGCAGATGAGCTCGAGCGTAAGATGCGTTCGACGTACAACTAATTTAAAATATTTACAGTTTCCTGTTGACATATAGTACATCTATGGTTATATAGGATATAGAGTTGAACTCCTGCCTATCGGCATGTG